CTAGGTCTTTTCGTTAGTAATGACTTTATCATATCCTCCTTCAGGCCGGTGTATGCGGGCTTCAAAACCTGAACTAGCCGACTTTGTTTCGTTAAGAAACTGCATTAACTCAATTAATTTTAATTGAGCTTCTACTGGATCGGAATCATCATTCAACGGTCTTGTTTCAGTAAAGAAAAGAATGAAATCTTGCCCAAATTTGTCATAGCCACATTTCATGATAGCCGCTGACATTTCTCGGTTTTCTGTTTGAAAGGAGCAGCTTAGTGCATTGCCCCACGCTTCCATTTGTGAATGCTCACAAAAACCAGACATTAGAAAACATATAACCGCATCTTCAAATCTATCTTCATGCGTCAAACTAATTGCTAGATGGAACCAAACTTCTCCGCACAGCACATCCTTCTCTTTTAAATGAGAAATAAAACTCTCTTCATCACCCCTAATTAGTGATTCTATATCATACTCTCCACGAAAAGGGGTCTGTTCTTCAACGCCTAATGTTTCAACGATCGCTTGTAAGCAAATACTTTTCAGATGCCATTCAGAATCAAAGTTATCAGTATCATCAGTTTCAAAGTAACGATGAAATTCATTAAGTGATTTTCTAAAGTTGCCTGAATACATCAAAGAGTCGGCATATAGACCAAGCACATGTAGACTAAACTCTGCATCAATTGATGCTTTATAAAACTTAGACGAGTAGCGGTAACGCTTAAGTAAGAAAAGACAACTAGCCACTTCTGATAGCCAATAGCTTCTCTCTTTATATCCTTGAAAAAGCTTGGCAGCGTTATTGTAGTGTTTTAAGGCATCTTTAAGTTTGTCGCCTGTTGCTCTCAATATATTGGCATGGTTATATTCGACGACTGCTGCTATTTCATTTATGTCTCTCTTCTGCAATGAGTCACTAATTTGGGAAAGTGATTTAGACAACAGACTTTTATCCGAAGCCTTTATGGATCCATAGCATTTAATGATTGACACTAAAGCGGCCTGTGCTGCATTTATTCCTTCGTTTTTACTGAATAAATCTTCCGTTAGTTCTAATGCCTGTTCATGCTGTCTGGCTTGAATAAGACCTGCAATAACTGCCGATATCACTTTTATGTCATGCTTTAGCGTCGATGCTTTGATGTTATCTGAAAGCAAGAGTCCAGCTTCAACCCTGTAGCCTCTGAAAAACAAACCTAGGCCGATTGCTACAAAAATGTCACTCGTAATGTTATCCCGAAGTTTTTCGCTCAAACCATCTTTAAAGTGCAAGCATGATCCAGTTCTATTTGCTAGAACAACATGTAACTTCTCACTATCAAAGATAACGTAGCTCGGAGGTTTTTCATTATTGTTTGGTGAAAAACTAATATCTAGAATGTCATTGTAATCACCCGACATGCTCATAATTTGAGCGGCCAGCTTTGCTGCTTCTGATGCTAAAGGGAAATCAGGTGTAAAAAACATTGGCAGCGAAATCGGAAAAGGGTACTTGTTTCCTGTTAAGGATAGGTATTCATTTAGCTCTGACTCTATAGATTTTTCGCGCCCTTCAAACCAGGCATTTGATTCATCGAAATTAAAAGCCAAGCTGTTTTCAGTTATGGATTCCCAATAAGGGTCAAAAGAATGAAACCATCTAGTATAAATCTTCTTGCTTACAGCTAAATACCTAACAACCAAAACGGGTAAGTTTAGACTATCAAAATAATTTGCCTTTTCTACCGGCAGTCGCAACTTTAGTGCTTTGTTTAAATCATCTTCGTCAGTGGCTTTAAGCTGAAGCAAAAACTTTCGACCCGTTGCGAAACCCTGATCGTCAAATATTTCAACTTCACCATCGATACCGTAATCATCTGTTGGGGTTCTGTATACCCAAGTAGATGGCAATTTGGACTGAAGTTCTCTTACCGATTCAGTTTCTAACTGATGGTTGCGATGTCTTTTAGGGAGTTTCATTCTAAATCCATTAATTTTGATAATCCGGAAGCCTTACATTTTATGAATCGACAGGCTGCTTTTCTAGTAGCTTCTCACCTGATGATGTACTTATAACCACCTAAATTATCACATAAAAATAAGCAACCATCACAAATCTCTGTTGGAAAAATGAGAAGGTTCAGATTTCTGACATACCCTCCCTGAAACTTTACTAAGTGGATAATTCAATGTCGTTAAGCCATGTTTAACCGATAATAACGAGTTCGTTCGAAAGATCTGACTTTTGGCGGTTCCGTACTTTTTAACGTCATGTACGAGATAAGCTGATCATAGCGACAGTGTTTTTGAATCAAATGTCAATATGCAAATTCCCGTCATAATTTTTTCTAATGCAAATTTTACTGACAATAGAAGCTAGGAGTATTGATGAAACTCACTTTGGGGCAAAAATAAGCCAGCGTGAAATGCGCTGGCTATGTAGTTCTGAGTAGGTTGGTTTATTGCTTTTCAACGTAAATCGCTTTACCACTAACCGTTTATTCAGAGATTGGGATCAAGTACTGATAGTCGGTACCTTGTCCACCTAACATTACTGAGTTATTACTACCTGTTGCTTCCTAATAAAACCCCATTTGCTCCAAGTTTTGCAGCTTGTTTTTTCAGCTCCTCGGTTGCATAGTCAATTGAACCTTGCTTAGTTAAACCTGCATCACTTGAAGCATTAACCAACGCAATTGTGTCATATGACTCTGGCGGTTCGATATAGAGGCGTACTTTTTCTGGTGCTATGGGTTCTCTCGCTTCTCCAACCAAAATTGAAGACCCTGATGCACACCCAGTGAGAACGAGGATGAACACAAGTAAAAGTGATTTATAGATTCTCATTTTTAACTACTGATAAACGATTACTGAACCGAAGCATTATACAGTCTATGGTCAAAATCATGGGAAAAAGTAACAATGATCTCTTACGTTGATAAGGGGCACTTAATCGACTTAAGCACGGAATGGTGCTGAACCGGATTGGGACAAGCTTTCAGATTTAGTCACATCGAGATTACGAAATTGACGCCTATCATAACTATCTAGCCACCACCCTTCGATGTTTTAATGAAACTCCTTTCAACGCCAACAAATTAACGTTGAGAGCGCCTCATTATGTATTACCTATGTAATACATAATGGCTTTAATTCATTTTGTCGATCAGTTTGATTAACTCTTCATCATCGATATTGCTTCGATACAAAATCAAAGCTCGAAACAATTTAGCGGCGGATACGTTTCGCTCAGTCAACGCCTGTAAACCGTCAACCCAATCGCCTATTGCTTGTTTATCGCAAAGCGACATTCTCAGCGTCAATGGAGGAACTTTATATGACGTAGTCACCTTCTTCTTAACGGTGGTAATCCTATTAGATTTACCTGAATCTTGTTTTTGGGAATTTGAGATCGCAGTAATAGAGCCGCGTTTTTTTAACTTACTCATATGTATTACCTACGTATTACACTTTTCGATAATGATTGACGCGAGTTTACGATAGTCATTATTAACAAGAGAACCCGCTTTGTAAAAACGCACTGGTGCGGAAACAGCATTGGCTTGACCAACATGTTCTGAACGACGAATGGATACCGACAACACTTTATCTTGTGCAACCCCTAGCTCTTCTTCAATAAATTCATTGATGATGGAGTTTCTCTGATCAACTTCATTTCTCAAAATCAAATAGTTTGCGTCATCATCTTTTATCTCAGAAACCGCTTCAAGAAGAGGGCTAATACCATCCAGAGAGAACGCACCGGAATCAACTGGAATCAAAATCAGATCGGATGCTTGGATCGCGTTGAGAGTTGTTAGAGCTAGGTTTGGTGGGGTATCTAAAAGAATAAAATCGTAAATATCAACCAACTTACTTAATTGCTTCTCAAGAATACGCTCTCGATTAATCTTTGTTAATGACGTTTCGATAATCCGAGACAACTGGAAGTCAGCTGGAACAATGTCTAGGTTTCTAATTGGATAACCGTCAAGCAATGCTGGTCGAACTAAATCAACGATCGACACAACCTTAGGTTTGTCGAACATCGCAGCAATAGTGTCTTCAAACTTGAAATTGCGTTGCCCTGTTAAAGTCTTAGAGCAGTTTCCTTGAGGGTCAAGGTCTATAATTAACACCTTTTTTCTTCGCGTTAATTCAGCAGCTAAATTGACTAGGGTTGTGGTTTTCCCTACCCCACCTTTTTGATTTGCGGCACTAATAACGTAAGTTTTCATAACAAACACCAAGATGTATTACATATGTAATACACAAATAAGTTATAGAAAGGGTCACTCGCATATCGGGCTCTTTGCCCAGTCCAGCAGAAGACCCCTGTGTAGGCTCTCAAGCTAAGGTTTTAAGAGCTATAGAAATTATGACTCTTTAACATCAATAGAATCAGCACCAATAAAGCTCAATCACTTTTGAGTAAACTTCTAGAACCTTCTTCCACAGCTCCCATTCGCAAAATTAGGCTCACCAATTGCGAGCCTAAATTCCTAAAGCCACGTAACAAGGCCTATTATCTCTATGCTGAGTTCTCTTGAAATAGTGTTACCTCAGGGCTATTTACGGTCTCTTGACTCGCATCGTTCTGATACTCCGTAAGCACCAAGCTCATCAGGTAAATACCGATTTCAGCACGACCTGTAGTTTTTGTTTCCACGGCAACAGAATCAATAATAAAACTCATCACTTCAACTAGGTGGTTGTCTTGTAAAGATGACATATACCTCTCCAATTAATGTTTGAATTTACCAATAGATACCGTTTTATGACTACGTGGTTGCGCAGAACATCACAACCTTCTTGTTACTACTATTTTTATTCAAGGAAATGACAACTTAGACAAGGTACTTTTTTGCTTCATTACATAACCCACTAAGTACGGCTCAACAGGAGCAGATATCTGATGTACAGCATCATTAACATGCTGAATCGGCCCGTTTCGTTCGCTCATAGCAAGTGCAGACCTAACTCGTTCAAGCAAATAAACATAACGACTGATTGTCTGACGACACAAGCGAGCCATACGAGCCACGCTACCAATCGTAAGCGGTAGGTTGCTCCGCAGTAGACGTTGACAGGCGTAGACAATACGACGAGCTGTATTCGTTCGGCGTATCCGGTGCGTCCTCCTGGCAGCTCTTCGCTGCCTTTCATGCAAACTCAAGCTCCTATCAAGCTTCATCACGCCGCGCTGACAGTCTGCTCTGGCAAAATACTTATCCCAAGTCCAACGCGATACGCTTTTCACTAGTGCCTGAACTTCACTACTTGGCAACGGCTGACTCTCCGGCATAGCGCTTACATTTTTGTAGCGCGCAAACCCCTCGATCCGAGCTTTAAAATCGATATAACATCCCAGCTTTCTTGCCTTACCAACAATGCTGTAAGCGTACTGGCGGGTGTGTTCAAACAGTGTGCAATTTCGGGAGTAGGAAGTATCATGCGCTTTTCGTTGCCATAAATGCTCTGTCTCAAGTTCAAGGGAATCTGCAAGCTCACCAAGCTCATAAACACTTCGGTGGAGTTCGGTCGTCAGCCAGTCAGTATGAAAAGGCGTTTTGGCCACTGGACCACAGTAGCTCATATCAGCCTCTAGCCTTAATGCAAGTGCTCGATAAATAGCTTGGTAATAAGCGATGGGTTTGGCGTTGGCGTTATCACTGGTGCAAACAGGCACAATGGCATAAAAAAGATGGGCTTTGTTGCTGGTGCGATCGCGCACAATCAAGTTCGGCGCTGGCAGCCCTTCATCTTGCCAGATGTAGGGATTTGGCAAGGCCCGGTGTTCATGATCAATATCGAACACCATCCAAGCTTTCATCTCTTTACGATTGACTTGCATATATGGCCACTTTACAGCGTAGTCACGTGGCCTAACGAGCATAGCGGTTTTATTGTCGCTACACCTCGAAAAATAAGGCGCTTCCTCAATCAAGCGAGTTTTCAACGAATACGATGAGGCTATGATATGAGCTTGGCCTGAAAGAATCATCGTCATAATAAGGTCAACACAATTAACTTCTTAGTGCGCCCAAAAGCGCAAGGCCAAACACTACCTTCATCGTGGTGAATATCATCACGCTGGCTGAGTTGTGTTTAATTAGCTCTCTCGATCGAACATTGATAGCAATGCCCTCTTTAGCTTCATTTTCTAAGACTAAATTGAGAGAATGGGAACATTCTTGAGCTGCATTATAATTTAAGGCCTCAAATACTTGATCGTTCACAGCGTTTACCTCGTCTAGCCCCCTCCCAAGTTAAGAGGAGCCATTGGCACAAACCAGGCTAATGTATAAAACTTAAAGCCAACGTTTTCTGATCTTGTCTATTCGCTTTTCAACGCCAAGTAAACGTATCCGAAGGCGCACTTGCCCCAACACATGGAGAGTGTTGTGTAACTGGCGAATTAGGCTCTGCTGCTCGTGTAATAACGGAGAGAGTTGACGCCGATAGAGCTCATGTCGAATTTGCCTGATATTTACAAGTCCCCTACATTTGTCGCTCTCCGTCAACAACCGTGAAGACTTATCTGGGCATGGTTTATGGTAGTGAACTACTGGCATCGTTCCTCCAAATTGATACATGCTTACCCTGCCCTGACGACCGATTCAATCTCCATACATGGAGAGACATCTTGATTGAGTTTTTCAAGGCTATTGATGATCAAAACATGGTTACTGATACTGGCCTGTGCCGTTTGAACAATCTTATGTTTCATCGTTCGGCTTAGTTCTTGCTTACCAACACAATCAAGCGCCATACGAGACAACTCACCAGAATAAATGGCGTTATCTATTGCCCGTCGCAACAAAGTCGCTTCAGTTTTGTCAGGAGGAATAAGAGCTGTGACTACACCCAGTCCTATAAGTAACGCGTTCACAATGGAGTGATTCCCACTTATTTTTGAGATCGTAATGAGCTCTGTACAGCTGAGAACATGGGGTTGCTCGGGGTTGAGTTTATTGCGCAGCATCGTCGAGCTCATGCCAAGACGCTCTGCTAGCCGAGCCATATTTTCTGTTCTCGCAAAAGCACAACACGCTTCGTTAAATGCCTTTTGTTTAGAAACAAGAAAGTCGCAATTTAAGTCAATGTCGCTCATAACGAATACTCAGTTGAAAAAAACGGTAATCCCCCACCAAAGAAGGTTTACCCACAACGGCCAACCTTCTTTAGTCGGAATTAAGGAAGATAAGTGCATAACGACCTATCCCATTCGTTGCAACGTTTCTCTTGTTGCCATTTCAAGTAACTCGACCATATTGATTAAAGGAGTTTCTTTAGCTTTGGCTTTCTCTTTAATAGGTAAGCGACCGTCTGAAACCCAATCCATGATGGTACGTTTGGGCATACCAGAGAACTGGGAATATTGGTCGTAAGTCATATACGGGGTATTTAGGACTACTTGATATGAAAGCATAGTGGTATCCTGTTAAGTTATTGATTGTTTATATTCGGGTGATTGAGTTGCAGCTCGCACCCGATTTCATTTGGAATTATTGATCGCATATGGAATCTTGTCAATTCCCAATTCGGCCGCCCAAGTACGTTGGTGGAAAAGAAGTTATCGAAAGGTTGATGCAGGCCACAAATACCAGCTCCAACCAGGCGTTAGCCGATGCCTTTGATTTACCTAAATCAACCGTTGGCACATGGCGACATAGAAACTTAGTCCCGTACGAAATTGTAATTCGATTGCATTTGGAAACAGGCATTTCCATAAAATGGCTAACACTTGGTCAGGGTGAGCCATATGAAAGCTCAAGTGAGCACACTCATATTTCAAAGAAAAACGAAACTAAACAGATTTTCGATGCCGACTGTTTTCGAATAGAGGAAGGAAAACTAGTTAACCAAGGGACTCTTGCTTTAGATAAAGCGATGCTTGATGAACTTGGTGTTGTCAATGTAATGGCAATAAAAGGCGAGTCCGCTACCTATCTCGTAAACAAAGAATCTCGCCAAGCAGTAAGCGGCACATACCTTGTCGATATGGACGGCCTACTCTCTCTTAACGAAATCCAGCGGTTGCCAGGCAAGAAACTGGCGATCAGCTTTAATGGCTCTACCATTCAGGTCGATGAGATGGATGTGAATGTTGTGGGTCGGGTTGCGTTGGTGATGAAAAAACAATAAGGACGAGTAAATGCAGGTAAGCACTTACGATGCTATTCGGTTAGGGTTTGTTTTAGATAAAAACCAACAAAAGTTAGATCCGGAAAAATATAGAGATAAAACAAGCTTTGATGTCGAGGTCGGTGAAATACTGACAAAAGATGAAAACGATAAAATTTCAAGTCAACAGGTAGTTAGGGGACTAGAGTCTCAAGATTCGGCATATCTTATTTCAGAACAATACATCCGATTAATTCTTCTCAACCCCATTTAAATAAAACGCTGAATACAGCGCGTAACTTGTGCTCTTCATCCATTTAAAAACATTGTGCTACGTTATTGCTCGAATTAAACTGTATAAACATACAGTTTAATTTATTTTGCTATGTCTATCCGTAACTTAAAAGATGGGTCTAAAAAGCCTTGGTTATGTGAGTGCTACCCTAACGGTCGCTCCGGAAAGCGCGTGCGCAAAAAGTTCGCGACCAAAGGTGAAGCAGCCGCTTTTGAACGCTTCACAATGAAAGAGATAGAAGATAAACCCTGGTCTGGAGAGAAGCCTGATCACCGAAGGCTCTCGCAGCTTATCGAGTTATGGTTCGATCACTATGGTGCAACGCTGGTCAACGGCCCTGTAGTTAAAAGCAAGTTTCTAAAGATGGCCGAAGCTATGGGCAATCCTGTCGCTTCTACTTTTTCACCAAGGGCTTACTCAGAGTTTCGCAGTTTACGAATGGCTGGTTCAATAAATTTTGTTGATTCACGCTGGCAAAAAGGCGCTCCGAGTATCGCGACGTTAAATTCTGAACTAGCGCGATTTAAAGCCATGTTCGGCAAACTGAAGGAGCTGGGAGAATGGAAAGGCCCAAACCCGTTAGAAGAAGTAAAGCCATTCAAAGACCATGAGCGAACCATGGCATTCTTGCAGAAAGAGCAAATTGCAACTTTGCTCGAACACGTTTCTAGCCATACACGTACAGATATGCTCAAAATCGTAAAGTTGTGCTTATCGACTGGTGCGCGTTGGAACGAAGCTGCGCAACTAAGAGGTTCACAGCTTAGTAAGTTTAAAGTGACGTTCACCAACACTAAAACGAAGAAGAATCGCTCTGTGCCCATCTCTGAAGAGCTTTACCATGAAATCTATATGCCAACATCAGGAAAACTATTTGAAGAGTGCTACACACCGTTCTGCTACATTCTGAAGAACAAATTGGGTATCGAGCTTCCATCTGGTCAAGCATCTCATGTGTTGCGCCACACGTTCGCTAGCCACTTCATGATGAACGGTGGCAACATTCTTGTGTTGAGAGACATTCTAGGCCATGCCGATATCAGCATGACAATGCGTTATGCACACTTCGCACCCGACCACCTATCCGAAGCCATCAGCCACAATCCGATCACCAATCTGTAGTTTGTCGCCATTCTATCGCCACTAAAAAATAAATCCTCTGTCGCCACTTTGTCGCCACTTGGCAAATTTTGGGCAAAAAAAGAGCCGCTAAAAGCAGCTCTTAATAGTTCGTATTTTTCGAAGTATTAGATTACTTCTCTTTACCGAATACGTTGTTCTCTTGCTCTTGTACACGGATGAAAGTCGTACGCTTAGTTAGCTCTTTAAGCTTTGCTGCGCCTACGTATGTACAAGTTGAACGTACACCACCAAGGATGTCTGAGATAGTGCCGTGAACGCTGCCACGATATGGCAATAATACGGTTTTTCCTTCAGCTGCGCGGTACTTAGCAACACCACCTGAGTGCTTGTCCATCGCAGACTGAGAAGACATGCCGTAGAACTTCATGAAGGTTTCGCCATCTTTCTCGATGATTTCGCCGCCTGACTCTTCGTGACCGGCTAGCATACCACCTAGCATTACGAAGTCAGCGCCGCCGCCGAACGCTTTCGCTACGTCACCTGCGCATGAACAGCCGCCATCACCGATGATCATGCCACCAAGGCCGTGTGCTGCGTCACCACATTCGATGATTGCAGACAGCTGAGGGTAACCAACACCTGTTTTAACACGTGTAGTACATACTGAACCTGGGCCAATACCCACTTTAACGATGTCTGCACCAGCAAGAATTAGCTCTTCACACATGTCGCCAGTGACTACGTTACCAGCAGAGATCACCTTGTTCGGGAATGCAGCACGCACTTTCTCGACGTACTCAACCAAGTGCTCTGAGTAACCATTAGCAATGTCGATACAGATGAAGATGAGATCTTCCGATAACGCCATGATTTGTTGCGTTTTCTCAAAATCAGCGTCAGAAGTACCCGTAGAAACAAACACGTTGTTTAGCGTATTTTGGTCCGCAGATTTCACAAACTCAGCCCATTGCTCTACTGAGTAGTGCTTGTGAATAGCCGTCATTACGCCGTGTTCAGCCAGCGCCTTTGCCATTTCAAAGCTACCTACTGAGTCCATATTAGCCGCAATAACTGGAGTACCAGACCATTGACGACCGCTATGCTTGAATGTAAACTCGCGGGTTAACTCAACTTGAGAACGACTTTTAAGAGTAGAACGCTTCGGGCGGAATAGTACATCTTTAAAGCCTAACTTAAGTTCTTGTTCGATACGCAT